ACCTTTGCCACCTTTTAGGCCAAGTTCTTTGGTTCCAGGAACAATTAGATATTCAGCATCCATTGGATTTTCTACTGGATTACCATACTTGTCCACACCGAATGAGTTGTATACGCCATAGTATGAATTTAAGAATCCAGCCATACGTGTTGGTGACTTAGCAGCAAATCGTGTGTAGCGATATAAACCGCTAACAGATGCAGCAGGGAATGAAAGCACGGTACGTGCTGCAAAGATTGCTCTGTTCTGACGACGTACTGTATAAAAAGTCTTCTCTGCTTCTTTGACCATTTCAATGGCTGCTGCACGACGGACAGAATTTACTGTACCCGTTGTAACCTCATAGCCTTGAGAAGCAAGCAAATCAAGTTTCTGTGCTGTGCGATTACGGAACTCAACGCTACCCCAAGCCCATCGGATTGCATTTTCAGGTGCACCTAACTTAGCCCAAGCAGCGCTTGTTAGTTTGTCAAATGCTTCCATAAAGTTTTTAGTATCATTGATTGACAATGAGTACTGATTATCAAGTGGATTGATAGGGGTCAATCTCTCTAATTTGTCACTAAGAAGTTGAGCCATTTGATTACCACGAACTTCGCCTGCTGCCGCAGCAGCCTTGGCTTCTAGTGTAGGTAAGTAACGATTGACGTATGCAATCTGGTCATCAATCATATCAATAATTTCAGAAGCGTCACGCCCAAATTCTTCAGCGTATGTCTTGCCACCACGCTTAACACCCCAAGTTGCAATGATGTCATTACGGCTACGCCCTGCAAGAATTTGGTCAATGAGAACATCGCCACGCATATAGTTGTTAACTACGTAGGCTAACTCATCAAAATATAGTGGGTCATATACAGGTGTAATACGCTCTGCTGTCTTACGACCTAACATTCCTGTACGGCTAGCAAAAGACTTATCTCCAAGAAGTTCAATTTCACGTGTATGACGGTTAGAGATTTCAGCCTTGTAAGATGTACCTAAATGATTCTCGCTTTCAAGGCGAGGAATGTTGATTGTCTGACCATTAGGCAGAATATAACCAACCTCTTCTTGGCGACCCTTGCGACGGATACGACGGTTATCAGCAACTGACCATTCATCTGCTGCAGCCTTACGTGATGGACCCATATCGACGAGAATTTTGTCAACATCGTCATAAGCCTTCTTAATTGAAAGGTTTAGTTTGTTTAGGTCAGGCGCTAGAGTATTGATGTCGCCTGCTGCTCTTGTAATAGCAAGTTCTGCTGCAGCAATATCACCAGCCAACTTAGGGTCATTTAATGACTTAAGATACTGAGTTCTACGAACTAGGCCATATAGAGTTGGGACCTCTTCACGTACAGTATTGAACTCACGGGCACGGTCACGAGCCCTAGTTTCTAGGTTAGCAAGTAAACGCTCTGCTGCACGTAGGTTATCCTTGACAATCTCTAGGTTATCAGCGCGAGTTACAGGAGAGCGTTTGCCTGTATTAACAAAGAACTCAACCCATTCAGAAACATTGTAATCAGCAATATCAATCGCTTTTTCAATCTGCTGTGTATACATCTCGTACTCATCTTTGAGTGCTTTCTTACGCATAACACTTTTGATGTTGGCCTTATCGACTGCAGTAAAAAAACGATTCTTGTTATTGAATACAGCGTTCTTAGCAAATGTTTGTGTAGAATCGAAGATAAACTGTGAACCAAGCGACATAGTCGCTGCGCTTAGTGGTTCAAAGATAGAGTTCTTTGGAATATAAGCGGGGCGTACTAGTTGGGCAAATGAAAATATCTTGTTACCAAACTCAAATGTTCCACGACCTGCAGCAGTAAATACGTTTTGCTTTAGGTTAATAGTTCCAGAAACTCTTGCAGCCTCACGTACAATTGCGCCCATTGGAATCAGTGGAGTAGCGTTAGCCAACTGACGTTGGGTTTGAGGATTGATTACAAGTTTGTAACCACTAGGGTCCATAGCAAATGAATCACGCTTTAGGTCTCCGTGATACTGACGCATATTTGCGCTGAAATCATCTACGAATGCTTTAGCCTGAACGCGGCTTAGACCCATACTGTTTAGGGTATCGATTGCTACATCATCGCTCATTTTCTCAAAGAAAGCAGCGCGGGTACCATCAGTCTTTTGCATAAGAGCCTGGTCAATTATATTACGACGATACTCAGCAGCAGTTACCACTGTTCCATCAGCCAGATTTACAGTATTCTGACCACGACGGAACAAAGGAATGTCATCTAGCCAAGCATTGATTTCCTCAATTGCATCACCTGGGCGAAGGCCAGAGTGGCTAACAATTCCACGAGGTAGTTTGCTACCAGTAAAGTGCATTAGAATTGTTGCAGCCTTACCTCTTGCACCGCCTCCAATAACTTGCTGGACAATTCCGCCTACTTGACTGTAGTCACGGACCTCTGTTCCAACATCAAATTTCTGTTTTGTCTCACGAATCTTTGCTACAGCACCACGTCCAACTGGTGTATTAAGCATAGGTATTACAGGCTCAATAGGTTTATATGCTGTACCTAGCATACGTGGCTCAGGTAAGAATTGACCCGATTGAATGTCATACTCATCGCGCATAAACGCATCAAAGATGTCCCTGCTTTCAGGGTTCTTTGCAATAGCATCGTCAAATGCTTGGCTCCAACGCTCTTTGGCCTGTTGATTATATGAACGATATTGACCAGTATTTAAGTAGTCGTTAGCAATTTCATCTGCAGCGTTGGATAGATACCAGACATCATCCATTTTTTTTGCGCCAGCAAGACGCTCGATTGCTGGACCGTAGCCTTTATCGGCTAATAATAAGTCACGAACAAAATTAGGGTCATTAGTATCTTTAATTAATGTAGCCACACGAGGGTTATTTGTATGTGGCTTTAAGATTCTATTGATTGTAATAATGTCTTTAGTGTTGGCTAGATTGACAATATCTATGCCAAATACAGTTTGTTCTCTGCCAGAGATGTGGTCGTCTGCTAGTTTCTCTAGTTTAGAGATAGCATCAACATCATAAACATTTAGTTTGTTGCTTAAGCCAGCAGCGCGGGCTGATGCTTTAAGTGCTGAAACTGATAGAGAGGCAGCGCCGACTACAGCAGCATTACCAACCAAGAAATCAGTAAAGCCAGTTAGCCAGCGACCTGTTGTATTATCAACAAAGTTTTTCTGTACGTCATCATCATTCCATAGATTGACACGGTCAATATCAATACCACCATCTTCAAGGATAACATCAGATATACCAGTTATATGAAATGGGTTTAAATAAGACTTAGTGAGGGCTACACCTAAAGAAACATCTTTGCTTCGATTATAAGCAGTCTGAATATCGCTAAGTTGTAAACCTTTACCATAAGCATCATCTTCAAATAGAGGGCTTTCTGGGTCAGTTAAGAGTGCTGCTGTTGAAATAGGACGCTTTACGTATGGGCTAAGAACTTTTTCTTCTAGTTTGGCAGATACCTGCAATAGCGGGTCAACTGGAATAGCAGCCTCTGCTGCAGTCTGTGCAGCATATTCGACCATACCATCTTTAAGAATGTCGTTTAAGTCTGTGCTAGTTGTTTGTGCAATATCTGCGGCGCCACGAGTAACGCCAATTTGTGCTCCAGCCTTAAGAACTCCACCACCAGGGCCTGCGCCTGGGGTAATACCAAGGGCTTGAAACGGTGCAGTAACACCTTTACCTAAAAAACTTAAAACTTTACCTGCTGGTTCTAATACTGGGTCAGCAACATCTGCTACTTTTTTACCTACAGCAAGTGCAGTCTTTACATTTTTTTGAGCACTACGCTTAAGAATCTCAAATGGTGAAAGGGTATCTACTACTTTTTGAGCGGCTTTTTTATCGCCACCTAAAGCCTTCTTAAAGTTATCCCAAAATGCCATTTAAAACTCCAAGTATTCTGGGTTAAAGTTAGAAGGTTCTCCGCCTTTAACGTCTTGACCAGTGATTTCTCTAATAAAATTATCTCTATCTGTAGGTGTATCCCAAGGGACCATTGATAACATAAGGGCAATTCCAAAGTTATCGTAACCTAGTGAATTACCAAACTTGTCTAAATGGTCAAATAATGTATTCTCTACCCATTTCATTACATTATCTCTCGCATTAGAGCATTAATCATTCTCTTATAAGAGTCTGGTGCTCCAGGTATACGTGCTGCGTTTAGAAGGTCTGGTAGATAACGCTTAACCAATTCAACATTTTCAATCTGACGCATATCTGGATTTAAACTCTTTGGAAGAACTTCACTTCCGCGTCCTTCGCCAATATCAGCACCATCTGAAATTGGTCTAAACTCTGCTGGCTCTGAGTCAAGTGGCTCTAGGGCGCCAAGAAGACCAGCAAGACCTTCGCCTCTAGGCATTCTTGGTGCTGGATTAGCAGCAGAGGCGGTAGTTTTTACCCCTCCACCTTGTTGAATTTGTTCTGCCATAGCAGTATTTTCTCCTTGAGGAAGTCCAGACATACGAAGTTGAGTAGCCTTTGCTACTTTCTCAGCCACAAATTTACCTGACTGACCATTGCCACCATTACCAGATACGCTCATAAGGTTATTTTGTGATGCATCAGGTCTATATCCTCCGCTAACCATCACTTCTCCTCTGGTATATATGAATATTCTTCAGCGCTTAATAGCATTCCTTTGGCTAACCAAGGATTCATATTCTCGCTTACGTCTGTCATTAGATATCGAGTGCCTTCAAAATCAGACCACTCGCTTACTAGAACCCATCCTGTACAGATTTGGCTCTCTGAATCTTCTAGTTCTTCAGCAAGAACTCTCATTGCTTTATTAATAGCATCATTAAACTTACTCATTTGCTTTGCACTTCTTGATAAAAGGGAGGTGATGAGTAAGCACTTACTTTAGATGCAATCTCCATAGCCTGCATAGGCTCTGCTCCTGCGTGAAGTGCACCTAAAGCATAAGGCCCACCTGAGCCGATTGCATAAATATTATCTTCACTCTTCATAACCGATAAGTCTTCATCGATATCAAAGATTTCTCCACCTACTGACATCAAGAACTGGAATCTCATTCCATCTTTCTTGTCATCATCAAATGTATAACCGTTGTCAGTTAGGCATTTGCGTAGCGAAGGCATAGCCTTTACTATCATATATCGGTATGGGTCTTTTTTATCCTTCGCCGTAAACTGCGGCGGAACCCATATGTTCTGTGCTATATCGCAAGGAGTAACTTCTCCTGCTCCTGCAATAAGAACAGAGCCACGTTTAGCAATCTTCTTCATTACTTTGTGAGCGTATACCCGACCAGAGTCATCAATAACGCGACTATCAGCAACTAGTATGCTCTTGTCGTTATACTCAATTCCGATAATCGTTGTCATTGTCCCCTCCTAAATTATCTTCGGCGAATACTTCTTACACTTGCGTTGGCTTCACCAGCCCCTGAAATGCTGGAAAGAAGACTTAAGATATCTGGTGCTGCTTCTGCAGGAGGTAATTCTACTGGTGCTTCACCAGGAAGAGCGCCTTCTACTGGAGCGCCTAAGGGAGCAGGGGACGGTTGCTCAACCATTTCTTCGGCAGCCCCAGCAGAAGGAACCTGCTCTGCAGGTGCGAATGTTTCTTCAATCGCATCCTCAAGGGCTACACCCTTTTGGCGAGCCCTAATTACTGCAGCAATCTTACGAACTACATCGCTAGCATCTCCGCCTTGTGTTGCCATAGCAGGAATTGCTTGAGTATATGCAGTTAGGGAACCAAGTAAAGCCTGACGCATATTTTCAACTTCAATCTTTTCAAGTTCTTGTGTGACGTTAACCGTAAATGGTAGTTCACGCATTGCTAGGTCTTTGGAGATAAGTCCTCCACCTAGAGCCTGTAGCATAAAGATAAGACCCTGTGCTGGGTTTAGACCCGCAAGCATTCCATAACGAACATCGGCTGAGTAATCGCCTTTAATGTCCTTAACAGGGTTATAGGTAATTTCATATGGTGAACCAGAATCAACACCACGAATAGTTTTAACATCTGGGAATATGTTTTCGTCTACTTCAAAACAAATCTGAATAACATCACGAAGTGCGCTAGCAAAGATTGCTTGAGCGGACTTAACTTGGGTATCAAAGGCACCCATAAGGGCCTGAACACCTTGTCCTGTGACAACAGATGCATCAATGTTACCTGTACGTCCCTCAGGGTAACGTGCACCTACACGCATTTCTTGATTAAGAAGCGTCTGTTCTGTGAATGCACCTTGCGGTAAGTTTAGTTCTACGCGACGAACGCCCGCTGGGTTGTTTGTGCGTATAACTGCATCGCCACCAAGCATAAGTTCTTGTACGTCGGAAGGAAGAACAATAGGAGCCTGAACAGATTTCTCTGCAGCCTCCATAGCAAGAAGTGCAAAACGGTTGCGAAGCAACTGAATACCAATAATGTCATCAAACTGACCACGCATCTCGCCATCAACAGATGGCTTACGAGCGCAGACAATCATCATTTTACCCAAAGGATTTTTAGCCTGGGATAAAACCAGGTTACTCTTTGTTGGTAAATAAACTACTGACTGGTCTTTGTCATAGTAGCGAATCATTTCAACCTGTTGAGTTAAAGATTGCTCATAGCGTAATTTGCCAAGCAAGTCATACTCAAATTCAGGGAACAAGGAAACAAGTTCGCCCAATGTCATCGTGTAACGTTTTGCAAAAGCAACGCAACGTCCGTAGCGGTCAAACTCAGGGTAAGCCCCTATTGGGTTTTCTAGGCGTATGCGAGGCAGTTTTGCTTCTTCATCCAGTTCAATTATGAACGGGAGGAATCCATATGTGAGGTACCAGTCTGCACCTTGATACATTTGTACAGATAAATCTGAGTGAGCAAAATAATTAGAGGCAATGCGAGTGCGTGTATCAGCAAACTTGCGAGCACGGTCAGAAACCGAATTTGCCGCGTTACAGTTAACTGCTGGTAGTGGTGCCATAACCTCTGAAAGGTCTCGCGCCACAATATCAACAAAATTTGCCACGACATTGGCATCTACCCCATCTGGAAAGAAGTCAGGATATACGCTAGCAATCTGACCTTTGCGAACAGCAAGGACGTCTAGATTACGAGCATCCCTATCTGAGGCGCGGTAGCGAAGAGATTCGACTCGCGCTGCTACCTGTTCGATTGAAAGTGTCATAGGTTCCTATCCGTATATATCTTGCCATTGCTCTGCAAAGGCTTCGTCAAGATTAATTGTTGTTCTGCGGTAAGTTTGAGCCTTGGTAGCCCAACGATTATGTACCCAGCGTTGCTGAGAAGTTCCTTGTTGCATCATCTCACGTATGCGGATGACGGCAAACCAAAGAGCCATAACACAGTCAGTAGCGTTTTTGGTATCAGGCTTCCAAGTAATCAATTGCTGTACTAGCGCCTTAAGACCTTCGCTACCTTCGTTGCTAGGTAGTTCTATTAAATTATTATCTTGGAATCTTCCATCTCTAAGACTGCCGAAAAGACCTGACATAGAAGCCACACCAAAGTTAGTATCCCACTTATTTTTACCAGTGAAGTGAGAGTTGAGTTGGCAGCCATACATCGAGAGCCAGTTGCGCAATTCGTCGTCGAGTGCGTAGGCTTTCTGATGGGCATTTATTTCAATCCTTAGTTCTTGTGCTTTGTATCTTTGTACCCAATCTTCTATAAGAGTACGAATCTTTGCGGGGGTAGGGTCGGTCATATTTACACAATCAAGAATATAAATCATTCCGTCAGCCTTGTTGTAAGTTGTTACAACGGCTGCGGTATTACCAGTCATAGCAGGGTCTAGCCCTATAACGGTATACCCCTCGACTTGTTGTGGATGACCTGCAGCGCCTGGTTTAAGGGGCCCACGCTTTCGCATACCATTGACGCATCCTGCAACCGCTGCTGGCGGAAATATTGCGTCCTCTGTAACATCCTCTTGCTGATAGACCATAGCCCATATAGAGGGAGCAACTTCGCTTCTTCTTGTAA